ACTATCTGAATCAGCAAGTCGTATGTCTCCCCTTGCTTGGATCGTCAATCCTCCACTATCAACAAAAGCTCTTTCTGTTCCAGCAGTTGCCAAACCAATAGTATTTGCTCCCTTCCTGAAGATCCCCGTATCTGCGTCTCCATCAAAACTTAGAGCAGGTGCGCTTGCACCCGCAGCATCGTCAGCCAACAAAGCACCTGTCATGGTGCCGCCTGTCTTTGCTATTAAACCTAAATTATCCTCTCCTACATCTCCAATAACTCTGAAATTTGAACCATCATAAATTCTTAGAGTATCATCACTTGATTTCCCGTAAAGCATAAACTTTATCGGATTACTAGGATCTGAACCGCCGCTATTATTTGTTCTTACCGCCTCTAAAATAGTATTAATGTCAGCACGAACTACGTTTCCTGCTGCATTATCAACGGTGTAGTTTGTGACCTGAGACACTAATCTTCTACGGTTTCAATCATTCTATACCCCTTTGCCGAAACCTACAGCCTGATAACTGAAGTTTCTATTTATATCTGATCCTCCATTTTTAAAGTGAACAGTAAAACCTGTACCCGAAACATTTGATAACTCAAAGAAATCTCCTGATGCCATCCCTTGAGCAGTTATTCCAATCGAAGGTAAATAAGCATTGGTTCCACCTAAACTTGCCGTTCCAGTGAAGAAAGGTTTATCGAAAGTTACATTCTTAGCTCCAGATCCAGAAGGGATAGTTGTTGTACTTTGTTCTGTCCTTGATTGAAGAATTGCCGTATAACCTAACTGCTGAACATTAACATTTTGGTTTGTATTTAATGTGGAAAGATTTGCCTTAAATTTAAAGGCTCTAGCTTTAAACTCACCATTAGCAAAGATATTAAAAGCACCATAACTAGAAGCATCTGTACTTGTTTTTACATAAACTTGGCAATCAGTATCATTTGCTGGATCTCCATCCCAATTAGCAATATCATCAATATCCCCCCAAGAATCAATATTGTTTCCAACTAGAACACCTAAACTTTGAATATGTCTTTTTAACGTCAAAGTAAAAACGCCACCTAAATCTAAAGTCTCCGCAAATTCGTAAGTTCCTGATTTATTTGCAGAAGGATCTGTTAACTGTAAAGCACCACTTGTATAGGTGACGTTTGTTTTCGTTGCAGTACAACTACCCGACCCAGAAGCAGAACAGAAAGGTTGAGCAAGTAGATCCTCCCTTTTAGTTAAGACAGCAAGTTGTTGACCTATATCTGGAAGATCAATAACAATACTGGTTTCACCAGAAGAGAATCGACCTCCATCATCTTGGAATTTTAAAATGTATTCACCCTCTAATGCTGGAACGACAGCCTCAGAAGTATTACCAGCTAAAGCGTTAACGAGATCAACTGAACCTGCAAACGTACCAGATCCATCTGTTTTATTGGAATGTCTAACGTAGACCCTTCCTCCATGTAAAACATCAGCATCAGTTGATTTATCCCATCTAAGCCTCATCAGATTGATACCAACTGGTTCTGCTGTTAAATTCTGAACATCGGCTGGAAGTGCTGTTTTACCTTGAGCGTTAAATGATTGACTTAAAGATGTATTAGAAACTTCTAATGCAGCATTGAAGGAGAATATTTCAAACTCATACGTTCCAAGTTCACTGTTATCTATTGTGATGTCTGGTCTAAATACAACTTGACTTTCATAATTTCCATTTGAAAAACGATACTGAATCAAATATTGACTAACCCCTTTAACTGGAACCCATGTAACAAATAACCTTGAGATAGCGATTCCATTTCTTACAACCGTTTTCTCATCGAAACTGATGCTTGTAGGTGGTAAAGCTGGAGCATTTAATATTGATATATTTCTTGCAGGTAGACTTAAACCCTGCTCAATATTTGCGTATTTATTTGGTCTATAAGATAAAGCTGTGATCTTATAATTAATGCCTTCAGCTTCTTCTACTGTTATCACTCTGAATTTCTGAGCTTCAATTGTATCGCTAACTAAAAACCAGATTGAATTGACATTAGGTGCTTCCGATAAAGCAGAAGCCCAACTAATAACACCATCAGTAATACTTAGGACATCTCTCACTTCTACAGAGTTATCAGGCATCAATACACTTACCTTTTTGTTGGCTCCCCCAAATGTTGATAGCCCCTGTGTGTCATCAACAGTTATTGAAGTTGTAGTTGCAGTTTTTATACGTCCAGATCGTCTAGCACCACTGCGAACTGGATCGTTTACATCTATGACAGCCCCAGGTCTAATTGTTACTCCAGCATCTACAGATGTTGTAAATGCAACGACCTCTGACTCGTTTTGCTCCGCAAAAAGTATTGCTTTTCCTAATCTTTGAGCTTGACCACGGCTTGTGCAAGCAAAAGCTCTTACATCTTTTTTAACAACTCCTAGCTTCGTCTTTGCTGCACTATCTTCTACAACCTCATAATCTACTTCTCTTGAATCCATATTGTAGTAACTAACAGCCACTACAGAATGTCTGGTCTTAAGTGACGATCCAGAATAAGAAAACCCTTCTTCAGTTACATTTGCAAGACTAAATAAAAAGCTTGCATCAGTAGGTTTATCTTGTGCAATCGTTATTGTTCCTGCACTCCATATCGGCATACATCTCATTACCCCGCATAATTCTTCAATTAAATTAAACGCTTCATTTGCAGACAAAATATTAACATTGCAGCTAAATCTTGCTTCTGTGCCTCCTTCTCCATCGTCAACTAATTCATTTGCGAATTTTGAAGCATTAACAAAACTAAATAGATCTAAATTACTATCAGTAATGTGATCTCCCAACCCATATCTAACGGTTGTAAGTAGATCAAGTAATACCATCGCAGGGCATGAACACCACTGCGCTGCACCCATTGTTCCATTAAATATATAACCACCTGGATAGATAATCCTACCTGTAGCACTATCAACAGTTGGTGTTCCAGAACCACTTGCTCCTGCGCCTGGAATCCTGATTTTCACACCCCTTATCTTATATTTTCTACTTGGAATATTACTTACTATTTTACTGTCAAGAGTTAAAGCTGCATAAGCACTATTAGCATAAGCTTGATGGTCATCTACTAATTCTTGCATTGACAAGACATTAAATTCATCAGCGATTGAACTTGAAGTACTATCTGCTGTTTCTCTTTCAATTTTTATAGTTGCTGGTCTTGTAGCACTGGTTAGCGTTATTCGATAATCCTTTGAATAAGAGTCNCTCGTTCTACCTGTGATTGTGTCACTAAAAACCTCAGTAAAACCATTTCCACTCCCATATTCAACACTTGCTTTTAGCTCTACAGAACGTCCCAATAAATCTCCTTTATCTGTTGCTTCCTGTAATTGAGGGAAGTTGATTGTGACACGAACTGCATCTGTATTAGCATTTGTAATCTCTTGAGTCGCTGGACTTGATGCAGTACATGGTTTAGGAAATCCACTTACAGGACTTGAGGACTGCTCTATTCCGTCTATATAAGATTGATTTGATGTCCCAAAACGAGGAACAAAAGTTACGTCTTGGTAGTTGTAATCAGTTGTTTGAGGATTAGTAGAATCTGCGGATGCTTGAAGAACTGGGGTGTTGTCTAAATAAACATCTTTTAACGCAGCGTTATTGTATGCAGTTGTTCCTTTTGTCCTGTTTTCTTTAGATGCGGTAGCCCAACCTTCTATTTCTCCCTCACTGATTAAATCTTGGAGCGTTACGAACTGCCTACTGTTTAAAGTATCAGGCGCACGGGTTGGTTTAGGAGGAGACTTAGGTTTACCACCACCAGATCCTCGTATTATTTTGCTCATGCTGTCACCTGATCAGTCGTTAAGTTCATACTAATAACTGTCGAGCCAGTCATTATTTCACCGTAAACGATTGGATGCGTTACCCCTGCTCTGGAGGTGTTTGGTGTCCCACCAAAGTCAAAAGATATACGTGGATCTTGATCGTTTTCAAACTTTTCTGGTTTAGGAACAGGAAATAATATTCCTGCAACTCCACCTATTGCTAAACCTGCTCCTATGGTAAATAAACTTGTAGTTGTCCAACTAGCAGCAGCCCATCCTTTTGCACTTAATAATCCACCCTGCGCTGCAACAGAACTTCCTGCTGTAGCAAATGCCAATCCGATCATCGCTGCACCTAATAAAATCTTTCCTGTATTACCTCCAGCACCAGCAATGACAGGAACAATTTTGAT